AGCGATTTCTCCAATCTGCAACGCTTTAAGAACATTCTGAACAAGAAGACGATTGCCCTGTCCTTCAAGGGCTCCGAAGGCGATTTGGAGCTGCTGAAGGAGTACATTTATGACTTGCAATGGGTCCGCAAGAAGGGCGTGAAGGCGCTTGGGCTGTACCCCTATCGAAAAAAGCTGGCCTTTGTCACGCCGGATACCGCCGTTGTCGCGGGTGGCGCGCATGTCAAAGATATTGTGCAGCTGGAGCGGTACCGGTCCATCGAAAGCAACATCCTCGACTACAAAATGATCACGCGGGAGCAGATGCTTCAGCTGGGCAAACTGCTGATGGCCTACAACGAACCGGCGAAAATAGTGCCGGTGCTGGCTTGGTCCGCTGCGTGTTTTATCAAATCGCACCTGCGGAAAAACAAGATCAAATTCCCGCATATGTTTCTGATCGGCGAGGCCGGGTCGGGCAAGAGCAGCACATTGGAGCACGTGATTCTGCCGATGTTCGGGCGCAGCAAGGTGACTGCATCGGGCCAGGTAACGAACTTTACGCTCATGTGGGAATTGGCCAGCAGCAATATCATCCCGCAGGCCTTCGATGAGTTCAAGCCATCGAAGCTTGATAAACAGCGCCTGCATTGGATGTACAATCATTTCCGCGATTCATATGACAAACATGAGGGTATCCGGGGCCGGGCGGACCAAACCACTGTGACCTATGAATTGATCGCGCCAATCGTTGTGTCCGGAGAGGAATCGGCGGACGAGGCTGCCGTGCGGGAGCGCAGTTTGGAACTGCTGTTCAGCAAAAAAGACCTGACCAACAAAGAGTACAATCAGGCACATGACACTCTTGAGAACGAGTGCGAAGATGAGTTGGGGGCCTTCGGGCGGGGCCTGCTAGACATGGCCCTGCGGACAACAATCGTCGAGGCAAAGGAGTGGCATGCGGAGGGCAAAGGATATTTCAGCAGCGACGGCATGCCCAGCCGGGTGAAAAGCAATCTGGCCTGTGCTTACGCCGGGCTGTGTTTGGTGCTGAAGCTCTGCGGGCAGTTGGGCCTGGGCTGGTCCGAGGTGTTCCCCTTGGACAGGGAGGCCTGCGTGTCGTGGCTGGACTACGCCGCGAAAGAATATCTTCTCGACGGCGGGCCGCATAACAAGTCCATCGTGGAGCAAACCTTCGAGGTCATGGCCCGTATGAAGCTTAAGCAGGGCGACGACTACGCCTTCGAAAGCGGTGACCGGCATCTATGTTTGTGCATGAACGGGGTCTACGACCGCTACACCCGTTACCGCCGCGACTGCGCAATTCAGGGCGAAGTGCTCGGTTACAATCAGTTCAAAAAGCAGCTGGAGCGCTGCGAGTTCTTTGTCGAGAAAAATCGTACAAAGCGCTTCGGTGACCAGACCAAACGGGTGTGGGTCGTTGATTATCATGCGCTTTCCAAGCTCTGCGACGTGTCCGGCTTCCAACGAAACGACGAGGCAGAGCACATGGATCAGCAGGCTGTCCCTGTTACTTAATATATATTTGTTACTTAGATACTTCTATTATTATAGGTACACGTAATCGAAATGGCAGCGCGTATGACGTGAATACAAATGCGTGTATTTATGTGTGCCTGCATTTTTCGGAGTAACGCGCAACATAGTAACACTGCCCTGTGCCGGTCCCATTTGCGTTGGGGGGAGGGTCCAAATCTCTACGGCCTTCGGCCAGCGGAACGGTGTTGGGGCACGCACATGCTTCCGACTTATCAAGATGAACCTATCAAATCGCCCTCGGAAACCCGCTATACGCAAGGGTTTCCGGGGGCTTTGCTTTGCCATTTGCCAAAAATCACGAAAATTTCAAGAAATCAAGCGTCCGGGGATTGGGGTATCCCTGGGGGCGCGGGGCCAGCCCCGGCGTGGCCCGGCGATCTCGCAAAAGAAACGCGGGGACAAAATAACTTTCGGCAAAATCAAGCATATCATGGGAATATCAACGCTTTTCGGGGGGGGTGATTTCCATCGCAAACGGGCATGGCGGCAAGCGGGCTGGGGCCGGGCGGCCCAAGAAACCCCTCGCGGACAAACTGCTGGAGGGCAATCCCGGCCACCAAAAGCTGATGGTGTTTGATATCCCCGGCGGCGCGCTTCCGTCGGAGCCGCCGGAATACACCACGTATTATGGCAGCAAAAAAGCCGGTGCGCCGGATGCTGAGGAAATCTATCGGGAGGTCGTCGCCTGGCTGGAGCGGACCGGCTGCCAGCACCTTGTGCAGCCGTCGATGGTTTTCGATTACGCCATCACGAAGGCCCACTGGTACGAATGCGAACGGTATATCACCACGAACGGCCTCGGATATATGCCCGACAAAAAGACTGTGGTCGAAAATCCGATCATCGACACGTCGCTGAAATACTTCAAAATGGCTGACATGGCATGGGGCCGGATTTGGGACATTGTCGCACAAAACAGCCAGCGCCACTTCGGCAATCCGCACAAGGACCCGATGGCAAAGCTGCTGGAATACGACCCGAGGAAAGGGGCCTGACCTGTGGAGAATATGCAAATTGAGTCGATTGAAATTGAGCGCTTGAAAGCGGCGGCGTACAATCCCCGCAAGGATTTGAAGCCCGGCGACATCGAATACGACAAGCTTTTGCGCAGTGTAGAAGAGTTCGGCTACGTAGAGCCGATCATCTGGAACGAGCGCACCGGCAATATCGTCGGTGGGCACCAGCGGTTCAAGGTGCTCAAATACCTGGGCTATGAACGCATTGACTGTGTTGTGCTGAATATTGACTCCGCCCGGGAAAAGGCGCTGAATGTTGCATTGAACAAAATCGGCGGCGAGTTCGATAACCTCAAGCTGTCGGGCCTGCTGCGCGATCTCATCGACGACGGCTTCGATTCCACTTTGACCGGCTTCGACGACGATGAGCAGAACCAGCTGTTCGCGTCACTAGCCCGCGAAGAAGGAAAGATCAAAGAGGACGATTTCGACGCCGACAAGGAAGCCGGGCAGATCGTCGACCCGGTCAGCAGGCCCGGCGACATCTGGCTGCTGGGAAAACACCACCTGCTCTGTGGCGACAGCACCGACATCGGCCAGGTCGCCCGGCTGATGGACGGCACCCGCGTCAAGTTGGTCTTCACCGACCCACCGTGGAATGTTGACTACGGCGGGGCAACTAACCCGAAATACAAGGACCGGAAAATCCTCAATGACAATATGTCCACGGACGATTTTTATAAATTCCTGCTGGCGGCGTTCAAGGCGATGTCTTCTGTCAGCGAACCCGGCGCGATGTTGTATTGCGTGATGAGCGCGCAGGAGTGGCCCACCGTCCACGCTGCCCTGCGCGACGCGGGCTATCATTGGAGCAGCACGATCATCTGGTACAAGGACAGCTTTGTGCTATCGCGCAAGGATTATATGACGCAATACGAGCCGATATTTTACGGCTGGCTGAGCGGGACCAGCGCCCTGTGCCACCTCGCCGACCGCAAGCAGTCCGACGTGTGGGAGATTGCACGGCCCAAGCGTTCCCCGGATCATCCGACCACGAAGCCCATCGCGCTGGCGGCGCGGGCAATTGAGAACAGCAGCAGACCAGGCGACCCAGTCCTGGACCTGTTCGGCGGCTCCGGTACGACGCTGATGGCGGCGGAGCAGACGGGGCGCACGGCCTTTTTGAGCGAACTCGATCCTCGGTACGCGGATTGCATCGCCGAGAGATATACACGTTTTAGGGAATCCGACGAGGGTGTTTTCCTGCTGCGCGACGGCAAAAAATACTCGTATGTTGCGGCGCAATCGTTGTGACTTATGCTTGCATGTCGGGGCGTTTTTGGCCGAAAGATCGTGTAGTATAGCGGGTTGACTAGTGGGCCTCATGTACGATATACTGTCCGTGGCAAGGGGAAGAAAACCCTTATACATCAACGAAAACGGAGATTAACACACATGAAAACCACAAACAAATTCGCCCCGGAAACCCGCAAATCCCTCGTGAAAGCAATCGGAGAAATCCTGCAGACCAAGCCCACCTACCTTGGCATGCCCAGCGCCGCCTACGAAATCGGCGAGTACCACATCGCCAAGGACGGCACCATGACCGGCCCCGACAGTCTGAATCTGATGATTGGCCTGGCAGAGCGCGGATTCGAGCCGGAACCCGACCGCACTTTCCACCTCATTACCCCGCGCGGGACGCTGCTGATCCAAGAGCGCTTTGACACCGCCGAGGGGGCCGAGGCCGCTGGCTACGGTTACTATTTCGATCAGGAAAACAGGGGCATTTATATCAAACCCGCCCCGAACGGCAAGACCGAACACAGCAAGCATTTCGCGGTGGTGGGCGCGCCCTTCGAAGAAGCCGTCGCCAAAGAGGCCCAGGAGGCCGATCCCGCCGAGGAGACCCGCGAAGCCGCCGATCCTAAAGCCGACGAGGTCGTGATCGAAATCCCGCTGGAAGGTTTCACCCCGCAGGCACTCGACAACCTGAGCAAGATGGTCACCGCGAAGGAAGAATTGATCAAGCTGGCTTTCGGCGCGCGGGAGCTCCCGATTCAGGTGCTTTCCGACAGGCTGGCCTTCCCCTGGCTGACCACTGCCGATCCCGAGATGGTTGATGCCGCCGCGACCTTCATCGCCACCTTGTGCAAGACCGCCAAAGAGAAAAAGCGCGTCACCGCCACGCCGCAGCCCACCGGCATCAACGACCGCTACAGATTCCGCTGCTTCATGCTGCACATCGGCATGATCGGCTCGGAATACGCCGCCGCGCGCACGAAGCTGATGGCGCCCCTTTCCGGAAATAGCGGCTGGCTCAACGGGCCGCCGCCCAAGGCAGAACCCGCCGATCCCGCGCCGGAGATCGATCACGCCGCCGATATCCCCGCCGAAGAGGTCCAGCTGGCCCCAGAGGACCAAGCGGACTTGATGGACGAAATTCCCGCTGAAGCTGCTGCCGAATAAATCAAGCATCCAAACAGCACAGTCCCCACGCCGGGGGCTGTCGCTCTCTCACAAAATACATACCCGAGGTGATCCAGTGCCCCCAAAATTCAAATATGTGCCCACGCGCTTTATGCTGCCCACGTCGCGCTACTCCGAGCGGCATGCCGACTACGCCGTTGCTTTCATCGAAAATCTCACTCATACGAAGGGCGATTTCTCCGGGCAGCCTTTCAAGCTCTTCGACTGGCAAGAGCAGATTGTCCGAGACCTCTTTGGCATTTTGAAGCCGAACGGGAACAGGCAGTTCAATAATTGCTTTGTCGAAGTCTGTAAAAAATCAGGGAAGTCGGAGCTTGCCGCCGCGATTGCACTGTTCTTGCTGTGTGCGGACAAAGAGCAGGGCGCGGAGATTTATGGCGTTGCGAACGACCGCAAGCAGGCCTCTGTCGTTTTCGATGTGGCGCGCGATATGGTCCTCATGAATCCAACCCTCAGCCGCATTTGCAAGGTGCTCGACGGGCAGAAGCGCATTGTTTTCCCGCCAACCCGCAGCTATTACGCCGCGATGTCCAGCGAGGTGACCACGAAATATGGCCTGAATGTCCACGGCTGTGTGTTTGATGAATTCCTCGGCCAGACCGACCGAAAGCTCTATGACGTGATGATCAACGGTGCCGGCGCGGCGCGCAAACAGCCGCTGAACTTTATTATCACCACCGCCGGCAGCGACAAAACAAGCATTTGCTATGACGTACACCAGAAAGCCCTCGACGTGATGGAGGGCCGCAAAATCGACCCCACGTTTTATCCCGCTGTTTTTTGTGCCGACGAAGAAAAAGACGACTGGCGGGACCCGGCTGTTTGGCGTAAAGTGAACCCGTCCTGGGGCAAGATTGTAGACGAAGAGTATTATCAACGCTTCTACGAAAACGCGAAAGACGACCCGGCGCTGGAGATGCAGTTCCGGCAGTTTTTCCTCTGCCAGTGGACAGCATCGACCCGCCGCTGGCTTCCCATGGACCGGTATGATGTCGGCAAAGCGCCGCTGCCCAATTTGGAAAAGCGCGTATGCTTCGGCGG